GGCTCGGAGACGTGTATAAGAGACAGATATTATAGAGAATATATACATAAAGGGTTATAGGGGAAATAATAAAGGTGATACTATCGTACCACCTTTGTTACTATGAGAACATTTTTCCTTTTCCTGTAAGTAGCCATCTGGCATTTACTCCATATTCATCAACCAGAGGAATCAGCCAAAAGGTTTGAAACAAATTTCGTTCTTCACTTTTGCGCAAAACATCCAAATTTCTTCTATCTATACCATAGCTGGTACAAAAGGCTCTGATGCTTTTTATTTTACTCATTGTTGCCAGTGCGTCCAGAGCTTCAAAGAATCTTGCTACTATCGGTCTGTTAGCTTCTGCACTATTCATTATACCAGTATTTGATATTTCAAATAATCAACATCTTTTTTCAGCTTCTCCAGGTAATCTGTTGGAAGGTTGTTTATGGTTGCTTTGTCAATAGCTTTGCTAAGGCAAGTTTGCACCTCAAAAATACGATCTACATTTACTGGGGATCCACTTACATAATCGGAAAACTGATTCTTATACAGTTCTATTACAAGGTTGCTATACTCTTCCATATATTAATATTTTATTTGTTTTATTTCAAAGGCTATACGGCATCGGCACATTTGGCATTGCCTCCCTCCTGGGCATTCATTTTTTTGCCTTCCTCTAATCTTGCTTCGAGGCGACCAATTTCCCTATTTAACCTTTCTATCTCTTTATCCTTCTCTACAAGCATTGAATAAGGAGCGATAAGTTTCTCATTCATCATTTGTATTATCTGCCTGGAAAAAGCATCTGCTCCAGCGAATAACAGATCTTTGGCATCCGTCCTCACCTCTTCCATTTTTTTAGGCTGCTTTTGCTCTTTATTTACGGAGGTAATATTACCCAAAATGTAACTGCAAATATTACCATAACGTTCTTCCAAAATGTTCATTTTATCCTGAGGAAGATCTTTAATACCCTTCTCTACATGAGAAATAAAAGCCTGGCCGCACGAAAGAATGTCTGCCATCTCTTCCTGAGTTAATTTATTATCTTTCCTAAATCTCTTTAAATCAAACATTTATGAATTATTTTACTGGTTAAATAAAAATATTACCTAAAATATTACCCAATTTACTTGGTAATATTACCAATACTACCTATATTTGCATCGTAACAAAAGTAATAACACCACAAATATAGGAAATATTACCTGTATGCGTGCTAATTTATAACGTGAAATGAGCAAAATAACCCAAACAGACTATACTACTTTCGCTCAGATGTACAAGGCTTTACCTGAAAGAAAAGTAGTCAAAGCTCCTAAAACTGAATTTGTGGAAAGGATAGCTCGTATTACCTTGAAATCTAAGAAAACGGTCTATTGCTGGATCAACGGCTCACAAAGCCCTGATCCACTTACCCAATCGGTAATAGAGAAGGAGCTTGGTGTTCCTGCATCCATTTTATTTCCACCTAAAACAAATAAAAAGTAAGCCTATGAAGCCTATTGAATTTTATACTACGCCTGAGGGAGAAGTTACCATGCGCCCAGTAGGAGAAGCGGAAAGGCAACTGGTAGAAACCGATGTAGATTTTATCCAGGCTTTTCTTTCGGTATTGAGAGAGTTCTATCCAGGATCCTATGATGCTTTGATGGAAGAATATTCTAAAAGCTCTAACAATAAGCGTTATCGGGATTTTTTGGCTGTAAGGCGATTTATCAAATGTAACTTAGGGCTGTATGACAATATGATAGATGTTGATGAGAACTGGAATTTCAACTTTGAGTTTGTTGGTTGCCCTTTGCGTGGTGAATGCAAATATGATAAAATTATTTGTGCTCCAAAATTCAATTCTAAGTTATCTGATCGACAACTGGAGGTAATGGAAATGCTTTATCATGGAAAAAGTGATTCAGAAATAGCAGAAAAGCTATTTATCTCTCTCGACACAGTAAACAATCATCGTAAAAATAGCTATCGGAAAGTGGGTGTACATTCAATGCCAGACTTTATGCGGTACGCTATGACAAATAAACTTTTCAAATAACCATAATGCAACACTGGTATGAGTAAAGAAAATCTTTCGTGGGAAACCACATTTAACACTGCGGAAAACCTTATGATTCACACGTTTTCGGATCGTATAAAGGTTGTTTCTAACATTGAAACTGGTCTGTCAAAAATTCTAAGGGATGGTAACGTAATTAACTCGGTGAATAATCCTGCCATAACAGAATATGAAAAGTTTCTGAAACAGGTTGCTGAGGATGCTAACAAGCTGAAAGAGTTTTCTACTGAGTGATGATAAATCTGGAGCTATATGAGCTTAAGAATCTCTGTAAAGATATGGCTGAACTTGGAGCTGCTAATTATGCAAAGATGCTCTTTCCAGCTAAAGATCTTATCTCACAGAGAGAGGCTTATAGATCCTTTGGTGAGGCTCGTGTAAAAAGGTGGGTAACTCAAAAACTTGTAAATAAGTTTAGAGGTGGCACTACAACACGCTCCAAAGTTCTATACTCCAGGGCTGAGTTATTGGCTGTAGATAAATCGGAACAATTAGATAATTACATTAATAAGTTATGAACAAAGAAGTATTCCTTAAAAAGTTGATCCTTAAGAATTTCAAGAAAGTTCAGGATCTTACTGTTACCTTCACCGATAAAGAAACTTTTATATGCGGTGATAACGGAACCTGTAAAACAACAATGGTAGATGCGTTCTACTGGTTATTGTTTGGTAAAGATAGTACCAATAGAGCAGATAGTAACTTTAACATTAAAACACTTGGTAAAGATGGAAAGCCTATTCTACGTCTGATCCATAGTGTAACTGGTGTTTTATCTGTAAATGGTAGAGAGATTGAGCTACAGCGTAATTATGTTGAAAAATGGGGTAGCGGTGTAAATGCTGACATATTACAGAATCATGCTACAGAGTTCTATCTGAATGGCGTAAAGCTGAAAACCAAAAAAGAATACGATTCGGAGGTAGCTACTATCATGCCTGAGGAAGTATTTAGGATGGTTACAAATCCCTTCTTTTTCCCTTCAATGAAAGCAACCGATCAGAAAACTATGCTTATGAATATGGCTGGTAATGTTTCTGATGAAGAAGTTGCTGCGCTAAAGCCTGAGTTTTTGGAATTGCTTAGCAATATTACAGGTAGATCCCTGGAACAGTATGGGAAAGAAATCGCTGCTAAGAAGTCTGCTATAAAGGATGAGCTGAAAGGTATTCCTTTACGCATTGATTCGGTACGTGATGCTATGCCTGAGGCTGAGGATTGGGTAGCTCTGGATGCTGAGATAGCCAATAAAAAGGAAAAGCTGGCAGATATAGATAACCAGATAGCCGATAAATCAAAACAGGTAGAGGCTGTTTTGGATGGAAAGGTTAAAATTCAGCAGAATATCAATACAAAGAAGCTGAAAAGATCTGAGAGAGAAAATGAGATCAAGCAAAGCCTTAACTCTTCTCGTAATGAGGTTCAAACAAAAATATCTAACCTGTCATATCAGATCACTACAAAAACGGGTGAGATTGAGCGTAAAAATAATGAGGCTAACTATATACAGGCTGAAATAGAACAGTTGGATAAGGATATGGCTGTTTTAAGAGTACAGTATGGAAAAGTTGATGAAGAACGGCTACAATATCCTGAGGGTGCTTTTGTTTGTCCGACTTGTAAACGCCCTTTAGAAGTAGAAGATATTCAGGCTAAACAGGAAGAACTACAGGCTCAATTTAACCAGGGAAAATCCTTTAGGCTAAAAGAGATCCAGACTAAAGGAAAACAGAAGGCTGCAAGAAAGGAAGATCTTACAAAAAAACACTCTGTTATCATTTCCGATCTTGCTAACCTGGAAAATGAGAAAGCACTTCTGGTACAACAGGTGAATGATTTGAAAGGGAATTTACCTGAGCAACAGAATGCTCAAAATGTTATCTCCTCAGATAAAATCTGGATCTCATTATGTAATGAAATTGAGGATCTGGAAAATCAGTTAAAGATCGAAGCTAAGCCAATCGACACAACAGAACTAAAAGAAGCAAAGGCTATTCTCTCTGATGCCATAGATGAGCTTAACAAACGGCTTGGTAGGCGTTCTACCATTGAAAGATCAGAGAAAGTTATTGCTGATCTGGAAAACAAACGGGATCAGAATAACCAGGCTTTATCTGATCTGGAGAGAATAGAATCCATAACTCTGGATTTTCAAAAAGCCAAAGATAACAAGCTGATGGAGAAAATTAACGGCATGTTCTCTCTGGTGTCTTTCTCATTCATTAGTGAAAGGTTGAACGGTAATGAGAATATAACCTGTATGTGTACTGTAGATGGCGTGCCATTCCCTGATCTCAATAATGCTATGAAAATCAATGCTGGGCTTGATATTATTAATGCCATTTGCCGATCCAAAGGTATTTCAGCTCCTATTTTCATAGACAATAGAGAGAGCGTTAATGAACTTATCCCTACTGTTTCCCAGATTATTAATCTGGTGGTTAGCAAGGATAAAAAGCTAACTATCCGAAAATTAACGGATGGTATAATGGAAGAATTACTAATCATAAATACCCTATAATTATGACACAGCAAGCAACAGGAACAGCCGTAGTATCGGCTGGTGGGCAAATGCCAGCAACAACAAAAAAGATAGACGTACTGAAAAATATTCTTAGTGCGCCTTCTGTATCGGAACAATTCAAAAACGCTTTGGCGAAAAACTCCAGCACTTTTATCGCTTCTATCATTGACTTGTACAACTCCGATTCAAACTTACAGTTATGCGAGCCAAAAGCTGTAGTAATGGAGGCTTTGAAAGCAGCAGTTTTAAAGCTCCCGATTAATAAGGCTTTAGGATATGCCTATATTATTCCCTACAACAATTCAAAGAAGGATCCTAAGACGGGTGGATATGTGAAAGTTATGGAGCCTACTTTTCAGCTCGGATATAAAGGATATATCCAACTGGCTGAGAGATCTAACCAGTACCGTACCATTAATGCGGACGTGGTTTATGAAGGTGAACTGAGAAAGGTTAATAAGCTCACTGGAGAGATTGCTTTCGATGGTGAAAAGACTTCTGATAAGGTGATAGGCTATTTCTGCTATTTTGAGCTACTAAATGGCTTCTCTAAGACTTTATACATGACGGTTGAACAAATGGCTACCCATGCTAAACGGTATTCCAAAGGGCTTAAGAAAGAAGCTACTGTAGAAAGTTTGATGAGCCTGGCTAATCTTCCATTCACTGAGAATAAAACTGTAGGCTGGCTGGGTAATTTTCATGGTATGGCTATTAAGACTGTGATAAGAATTTTACTCAGTAAATACGGCTATTTATCAGTTGAGATGCAACAGGCGTTTGAACATGATTCCGAAGGAACAGAAGAAACTACTGAAACTACAGCCGTTGAGGTAAAACAGTTCGATGTTTCCGATGTCAGCTATGAGGAGGTGGATCACACTAACAATACTGCAAGTGCTGGCACTCAAAAAAACGATCCAGGATTTTAATGTATGAGTAGTATGGAATTAAAAGTATTAGGTAGCTCATCAAGCGGTAACTGCTACATTCTGGATAATGGTGGTGAAGCTCTGATTATTGAGGCTGGGATCCGATTTATGGAAGTAAAGAAGGCTCTGGATTTCAATATTAGTAAGGTTGTGGGCTGCCTAATTACCCACTGGCATAACGATCACTCAAAATATATAAAATCTATGGTTGATTGTGGTTTTCATGTATTGGCTCTTCCTGAGGTGCTGGAAAACAAAAGTATTAGCGGATCCAGAGTAAAGGCTATCCAGGTTGGTAAGGGTTATGCTCTCGGAGGTTTCAAAGTTATTCCTTTTCCAGCGTACCATGATGTACCATGTGTGGGATTCCTGATAAATCATACTGCTTGTGGTAATATCATGTTCCTAACAGATAGCTGCCAATGTGGGTATAGTTTCCCAGATCTCAATCATGTATTAGTTGAATGTAATTATTCTGATTCAAAACTGATAGATAGCATTAATGCTGGTCGTGTGCTTCCTTCTCAGAGAAACAGATTGCTGGGTTCACACATGGAGCTGGAGAGCTGTAAACAGACACTAAGAGATAATGATATATCCAATGTGATGAATATTGTGCTTTTGCATTTATCCTCAAATAATAGTGATGAGCCGTTTTTTGTGTCTGAGGTGCAAAAGCTAACAGGAAAGGTAGTATATGCTGCTAAACCAGGTTTAAATATACCCTTAAACAGAATTTAGTATGATACAAGGATTTTCAGAACAGACTAAGCCACTTACTCCCTACGAGAATGATGTAATACTCCCTTTGATCTTACAGGGGTTTCACGCTAAGATAGGTAAGGAGAAGGCTATTACAAATCAGCAAATTTGCTCTACTCTCAAAAAGCAGGGCTATAAAGTAGATAATGCCAGGTTGCGTAAGATCATTAACCATATTCGGATAAATGGTATGGTAATAGGATTGATTGCCACCAGTGAAGGATATTACATAGCTGAAACTCGTAAGGAGCTGGAAGTTTATCTGAAAAGCCTGGAAGGTAGAGAAGGAGCTATACACGCTGTTAGGAAGAGTTTGGAAAGACAACTGCAACTATATGAACAGTAAGATCCAGATACAAAAGATAAATGGGCTATTCAACCTTAGACCATTGTACGACCTGCTTTCCCAGTCTGTAGATGGCGTTTACCAGGTGGTAGTGAAAAAGGTTAGAAAGCCTCGATCCTTAGACCAAAACGGGTGGCTCTGGGGTTGCATTTATCCGATACTGTTAGATGCCCTTTTAAACGAAGGATGGGAGTTTACCAGTGTAGAGCAAGTACATGAGTTTTTTAAAGCTCAAATGACTGCTGATAAAGTAGTAAACAAGCATACTGGGGAGATCATAACATTTCCAGGATCCACCGCAACTATGGACACTGTTACTTTCTCAACTTATTGCGAAAAGCTCAGAGAATATGCTTCTGAATATCTGAATGTAGAAATACCCGATCCTGATCCAAACTGGAGGATAGCCGATGAAAAAGATACCTAACTACATGGTAAATGAGCTGATTCGGCTTATACCAGTGCTAATAGAAAATATTCCACCTGGTAAAAGTACCAGAGTTGGAAATGCGATACGATTAATTAACAAGATTGTCAAACGATTAAAAACTTTGAAAGATGAAGATTGAAATTGAAAAATCAATGTTGGAAGCTGCTTATAATGTAGCTTGTGGTAACACGAAGGAAGTTCTAACAACTTTATTCGGTAAGGAAAATTGTAAACCGTCTAAGGCTACTCCTACCCTGGATAATTACAAAACGATCCAGGAGTATGCAGATGCTTGTGTGGCTTTAGGTTGTGAGCCTCTTAATGAGAGTGCTTTGCGTTCTGCTGGAGTACGAAAAGGTATTATAGCCTTAATCAAGCTGGAAACTATCAGTCGTGCGCTTTGGGGTAGAAACTATCAGCCTAAACCAGAAGCTAAAGGTGAAAGCCGTTTCTATTTTCCCTGGTTTTGTCTATGGACTGAGAACGAAATTAGTTCAACCAGTGGGCTTGTGCATATTCCTGTAATAGATGCTCTGGGAAGGCGTGCGGGCTTCGGTTATGCGAATACGTATAACGCCTCCTCGAGTGTGAGTGCGATTGTCGGCTCTCGGCTTTGGCAAGAATCAAGCGAAAAAGCGAAGTATTTCGGTCAGCAATTCATTGGATTGTGGTTCGATTACCTGATGTGTAACGTAAAAAAAGCCTAAGCCATGAAAGATATAATGTTAGCAGATACTCCTGTAGAACAGAGAGCCGAAATTTTGAAAAACAGTTGCGATCAGATTTTAGAAAAGAGTTACCTGGCAAAATTCGATCAGGAAGAAACAAACGAGCTTCGGGCTGAGCTGGCTACCGTCCACATTCAGATGGGAGAACTGGAAGAGGAACTGGCTGGGATCAAATCTGATTTCAAAGGCAAAATCAAACCATTACAGGAACGCATTGGAAAGATCCTTAGTGATCTGAAAGTGGGAGGTGAATATGTTAAGGGTGAATGTTACAAGTTCATTGATCCAGACGAAGGTATGGTAGGCTTTTACACTCCAGAAGGCTATTTATTGGAGGAAAGACCAATGAAAGCAGAAGAAAGACAAAGAACTATCCAGATGGCGGTACGCCTAACTGGTACAGATAACTAATTTATTAATCATTCAAATTTACAGAAAATGGAAAATCAAGAAAAAGGTTTGACTATCAACATTGAAAATTACTCTGGTGAAAAGCCTATCGAAGTTGTTTACAGAAAAGGAGAAGCTGCACAAGCCCAGCAACCGCTTGCAACAAAAGCACCCGAAAGTATTAGCAAATCAGGTGTGATCTCTACCCCGTTTGATTGGCTGGAGAAGCGTATTGATACTATCGACCAGAAAAAAGCTAACATTGAGGTGAATCGTGAAAAGATGAATATCAAACTCACTATCAACGAAGATAACTATTACACGAAAGACACTATTACAGGTAGTGTACAGTTGGCTGAGGTGTTTGCTAAGTTCGGTATCAATAACGAAGAAAAAGCCTGGGTTCCGTCAAAATTAGGTCAGTTCTTACGCTTGAATCGTGGTGTGTTTGAGGACAAAGAGAAATGTATGATTATGGTTTCCAACCTCAAAAACTTCTCAGCTAAAGCTAATGCGGAGATCCAGAAACAAAAAGATCCGTCTGGCTCGGTAGCTGAGGTGTATAGATGCCAGGTTGAAAGCAATTTGCCGAAAAGTTTCTCTGTATGCCTTCCTATTTTCAAAGGAACTGCAAAACAGCGTATTGAAATTGAGTTCGACCACTACCTGAGCGATGGAGATGTTTATCTCCAGTTAGTTTCTCCAGGTGCTAACGAGTTGGTAGAAACTTATCGTGATAGCTGTATAGATACAGTTTTGGATAAGATCAAAGCTATCGCTCCTGATATTGCAATTCTGGAAGTATAACCATTAACGAAGGATCAGGCTGGAGTATTCCAGCCTCCCTTCAAAAATTCTATGTATGGCAAAAAAACAAGAAATACCGATGCCCTTTTTCACTGGCGACTGGATTAGATGCCCAGAGCTAAGGGTATTACCTCCAGATGTGAGAGGCTTGTGGATGGATATGTTATGCTATATGTGGGAAAGCGTAGAGCGTGGTGTAATGGTTATGCCAAACGGACAACCTTGTACTAAAGATGATGTAGTACGGATAATCGGAACAGATAGCTCTGGATCTACTGACTGGTTAGATGTATTGATTGAAAACAAAGTATGTGAGGTTAGAGAAGATGGAGCCATTTACAGTAGGCGTATGGTTAAAGACAACCTAATTAGTGAAAAACGTCGGCTGGCTGGTAAAAAAGGTGGAGAATCTACCAAAGCTAAGGTTTTTATTCCTAAAGCGGAAGCTGCACCACCAGATCCACCACAACAGCCAGAAGAGGCAACAGATCCGCCACCGCTTTCACCTGAGCAACAGGAAAAAGTGGAGAAGGCTAAGAAGTATAAATATGCTGAGTATGTAACTCTTACCAGGGATGAATACGCAAAACTCTGTGTGGAATATACAGAGGAAGGTGCTAAGGAAATGATTGATATGCTGAATAATTACAAAGGTGCAAAAGGCAAGAAATATAAATCAGATTACTTTACTATTCGTGGTTGGGTGAAGGATAAGTATTATGAAAATTTACAGAAAAATGGATATAGACTTAAAATGCAGAATCCAGAAGATTCTGGACAAGCAGAAGGAGCTGGATATAGGGACACGCTTTAGGATTACCAGCTATTCCAAAGATGATATTTTTGAAATGCTGTTTATGTGCTATAAACACGAAGTAGAAAAAAGACGTATTCCCTTCCATGATGATAAAGACACCAGGGAGAAGATAGAAAAGGCTGCAAAATGGCTTACTGGAGATTATAAGGTAGGTTTACTTTTGTACGGATCTATTGGATCTGGAAAATCAACCCTGGGTAGAGCTATTTCTAAGTTGATTGGGATCCTATATAATAGTTCTATTACCAGTGAAAGAAAAGGAGTATATAGAATTTCCGCTTTAGATTTGGCAAAGAATGTAACAGATGATCCAGCTTACTTTAATAAGTTGAAAAATCAGGATTTACTTTTTGTAGATGATATAGGAACAGAGCCAGCCAGCGTAAAAAGCTGGGGTAATGAGTTTTCACCTGTTACTGAGTTATTATATGCCAGATATGATAGACAGCTTTTCACCATTGCTACCTCTAATTTGAAAGATGCTGATTTTGGAGATCGTTATGGACCTCGCATTAGTGATAGACTGGAAGAGATGTTTGAGCGTGTATTTTATCAAAATAAAAGCTATAGAAAATAATGAGCGAAATAAAATGGAATGAACTTCGGGACAAAGCCCATGCAAACGCTGTAGAACATGGATTTTGGGAAAATAAGCCCAGTGATGAGCATTTTCTTTGCCTGGTTATATCTGAGCTGATGGAAGCTGTAGAAGCAGATAGAAAAGGGAAGAGATCATACAGTAAGGAGGTCTATAACAGACATATACAAGAAAATCACGAAAAATACGGTGATGATTGTACTGGCAATGATCTGTGTACTTTTAAGGCTCTGATAAAAGACACTGTAGAGGATGAGTTAGCCGATGCTGCTATACGCTTGCTGGATCTCGCTGGAGCAAATAATCTGAACTTAAATAGGTTCTGTTTGCAACACGTAGTTACTCCTAATAAAAGTTTTACTGAGAATATATATGCTATCGTGAAAGATATGGTGAACTATAAATATTCCCAGGAAGAACAGATAAACTATGCTCTCCACCAGATACGAAGATTATCTGAGATTCTTAAGATTAATCTGCTGTGGCATATTGAGCAAAAGATGATCTACAATGAAAGTAGAGAGAAGATGCACGGTAAGAGTTACTAATTCACTAAGTAAAAACAATGATGGAAAAGAAAAAAGTAATCCTGACTTTATGTAAGTCTTTCCCTGTAACTCATAGTAAATCTGGTGAGGCTACAGGTTTTGAAAAGAAGCTGAAAGAAGGTGCGAAGATCCATACTATCCGATACAATGCAAAAAATGTGTGGGATGAACGGTACGAAGGTATAACCTCTGGTAAAAAGTATCTCTCAGTGAGGGAATGGACTGGCAGACCTTATAACTCAGAACAAAGGGAGTTATCCATGTTTGATAAGATCGGACTGCAACACGTTACCATGACTTATAGCTCCGATGATGCTTATCCTCAGATTTGGATAGATGATAAGCTGGTTCCCATTCAAGAAGTCGCTAAGAATGACGGTCTGAGTGTTGAGGACTTTGTAGAGTGGTTCTTTGGTAATAACAAAGAGAATGTGTTTGAGGGTGTAGTTATTCATTTTACAGATTTTAGGTATTAACAATGGAACTAAAAAGAGTTTGGGAAATGCCTAATAGTAAAACTTTTAGCGTAAAAGCTATAAGTAGTATTATTGAAAAGTATGCTCATGGGTGTATCATTGATCCTTTTGCTAACAATAGCAAAATTGCTACTATAACTAATGATATAGATACGCAATTTGAAACAACTTACCACATGGATGCTATAGACTTTTTAAATATGTTCGCTCCCAATAGCATAGATACTGTTTTGTATGATCCACCATATTCTCCTCGTCAAGTTTCAGAATGCTATAAAAAATTAGGGGTAACAGTAAATATGCAAACTACTCAGGCTTCATATTGGAGTAAGCAAAAAGAAGCTATTAGCAGAATTGTTAAAAAAGATGGCATAGTTATCACTTGTGGTTGGAACTCTGGTGGCATAGGCAAAAAATACGGCTTTGAGATTATAGAAATATTGCTCGTAGCTCATGGTGGTTGGCATAATGATACAATAGTAACAGTAGAAAGAAAAATAAATTAATGATTATGGAAACTAATGCAACAAAAAGAACTGATATTTTCCAGATAGATCCACGTAACATAGTGGTAATGGATAATTTCAATGCTCGTAGAGATTTTGATCTGGAAGAGTTGAAAGAACAGATTAAGGCTAAAGGGGTGCTGAATCCAATTACCGTTATTCCCTTCAAAGATGGTAACGGTATTGAGTGCTATAAGCTGGTGGATGGTGAAAGACGTTATAGAGCTACCATGCTTGCTATAGAGGAAGGTGCTGCTATTCCCTATATTAAGGCTATGAAGCTACCGAAAGATACTTCTCCAGAGGATCTTTTGATAGAGCAGATGATGAGAAATGAAGGTAAGCGGTTTTCTGAATATGAATGCGGTATCATGTTCAAGCGATTTAAAGAGGAGTTCGGATATAACCAGGGTGAAATAGCTGAAAAGTTTAAAAAATCGCCAGCTTTTATCAGTAAGTGCCTTTCCCTGCTGGATCTTCCTATAGAGATTCAAGAAAGGATCATTAACAAGCAGATCTCAGCCAAAGCAGCCAAAGATATAGTAGCCAGCTATGAAACAGAAGAGGAACAGGTTAAAGCCACAAAGAACGCTGTAGAAATAGCCGAAAAACAAGGCAAAAAGACTGTTACCAATAAAGAGATCAATGCTGTTCAAAAAGATGCTAAGGAAGCAAAAGAAATAGCCAATTCGCTCCGTAAAATCTGGGCTTATATGGATGGTGGGGATATGATTAACCTTACTGAACTGGCAAAGCTGCTGGATAAAACAGAGAGTTTAAGAATGGCAATGAAACAATATAAAAAATCAGTAGAATGAAAGTAGTATTTTTTGACCTGGAAACTACAGGTACGTTAGTGAACAAACATGGTATTCACCAAATTAGCGGTGCAATAGTAGTAGATGGAGAAGTGAAAGAGGAGTTTGATCTTAGGGTGCAACCTAATCCGAAAGCCGAAATTCTCCAGGAAGCTCTGGACGTGGCTGGAGTTACTAAAGAGCAGATTCTATCTTATCCTCCGATGGGTATTGTCTTTAGTTCTTTTATCGCCATGCTTGATAAATATGTGGATCGTTTCAATAAGAAAGATAAGTTCTTTCTGGCTGGATATAACAACGCATCTTTTGATAATCATTTTTTGCGTGCTTGGTTCCTTCAAAACGGAGATAAATATTTTGGTTCCTGGTTCTGGAGTAACAGCATAGATGTTATGGTACTGGCTACTCCTTATCTGGCTGCACAACGTTCTGAAATGGAGAATTTCAAGCAAGGTACGGTTGCTAAAGCTCTGGGGATCCAGGTAGATGATAGTAAGCTACATGATGCTTTGTATGATATTCAAATATGCAAAGCTATTTACGATATTGTTTCACCTTATAAAATTTGAGTTATGCAAGATCTGAATGAGAAAATGCTAAAAGAAGCAACAGTAGGCGTTGATTTAGGAAGTAAAGCTGGTGATTGCTCTGTAGAAAAGGGTGTATTTCAGCCCAACAAAGAAACGAGGAAAGGCGTATATTTCCCTGCTTACTGGAAGAAAAAGAAATTGAATCGTGCTTTCGTGGATGAGCTGGAAAAAGCTGCAACCAGTGAGCCTTTTATGAAAGATGAGTTCGGAGAGTATCGGTTAGGTACATTCCTTCATGGTTGCGCTATAGTAAAAGTGGAGATAACGGATGATCTTTTGAACATCGCCATTCATAGCGAGCATCCAGTAGGCTTTCCGATGGTAAAGGAGATCCGTTATAAGTTCTCACCAGATTCTTACCTTATGACTATGCTAATGCCTTCCAGGGAGCAGCAGATTAGCGATAATACCGTAGTTCTTTATCAAATACCCGGTTCTTTTGGTGAAGATGATACAGAGAAGGATCCAATCTTTGAAGAAAAGGAAGAGTATGGAGCTAAATAACATGGTAGAAGTTACTCTCACTAAGAAGGGAGCTGATATTATTAATAAAATCAATCGTGATACATTGGCTTATTTCCCGTCTTTAGAGTTACGCACAAATTATAAGGAGGGAGATAAATACGAAGAGCAGCTATACGAATTGTTTTATAAGTTTGGTGTTCATTGTTGCCCAGGATCCGATTTAATATTTACTAACTTAACAGAGGTAATATGATCTATGTAGGTGTAGATACAGGTGTTAATACTGGTTTCTCTGAATGGGATTCTAAAAAGCGGTGTTTACTTAGTGTATGTTCCTTGCCGATACATAAAGCTATGGATCGGGTGAAAGTATTGCATGATCTTCACAAGGAAGAGCTGGTAGTGAGGGTGGAGGATCCCAGACAAAGAAAATGGTTTGGCACTGAGCGTATGACACGTGAGGAGGAACGTAAGAAGCTCCAGGGTGTGGGATCCGTTAAGCGTGATGCCGTAATATGGGAGGATTTTTTAAAAGATCTCGGAGTTAGGTTTGAAATGGTCGCTCCTAAAATGAATGTTACCAAACTTACCCAGGAAACTTTTAAAAGATATACTGGGTGGAGTTCTAAAACAAATGAGCATGGTAGAGATGCTGCCATGTTGATTTATGGCTATTAATCAATTTTTTAGGATCAAAAACGGTGTATATATACACCGTTTTTGTATCTTTGCAACAACAGATAAATAATGATCTTATGACAACAACCATTTTAATAGCAGCAAGTATCTTAATAGGCTTTTGGCTTATTATGCACTATGCTAATCTGTTTTTACCAAAGGATCCAGTGGAGCCTGGCAAAGTGGCTCACATATACCTGGATGGAAGATACAACAGAACAGCTACAATCAACCGTATAGAGGGTGATTGCATCTACTTGTATGGTAAGTTTCCTGTTCCATTGCACTACAGAGGTAAATTCTATTCGGTTGGGAAAATGAGCGATGGGCATACTCTTATGTATCTGGGTAAGAGAAAGCTGTATATTCTCATGCGTTTTGTTGAGCTGTTCCGCAAAATAGCTCGTACACCTGAGTATCTGGATAATACGCCAGCAGATCAGGAAAATTTGGAGGCGATGGATCCTAAAGAGGAGGTAGAAGATGGAATGTAGCGAAATTGTTTACCGAAAAATTTCTGATCTGACGGTATTAGAGAATAATCCCAGGAAGATCACAAAGAAAGATCTGAATAGATTGGTAGATTCCATTCGTATCAATGGATTTTGGAAGCATCGCCCTATAGCTTTATCAGAGCGTGATGGTAAGTTGATGGTATTGGCAGGACACCAGAGGATAAAAGCTGCAAAAAAGCTGAAAATGTCTGAGGTTCCTACAATTCTGTACCATGATCTGACCGAAGAACAGGAAGCCGATATAGTTCTCAGGGATAATATCAATAATGGGGAGTGGGATTTTGCCATTCTCCAGCTTGATGATTGGAAGGAGAAAGCGGATTTTGATTTCATCGGTTTGGAAGTGCCAGTAGAGGAGAATGAGGATGAGCCAGAAGATAAACCTGGTGAAGATGAGGAAGGCGAGCAGGATCCAGAGGATGAGCCGATAGATGAGGATAAGATGGATTTCTATAATTCCATGCTTAACGATTGCCTCTATGAGAGTAATAATAAGTTTGATATTCCTAACCTTTTGTTAGAACAGCAAGCTGGAAAACTGCTTTTGCCATTTGCGCCCTGGGGGGCTGATAGCCGATTGAGGAAAGATGTAGTTACTTATCATTTTTATGTAGATGATTACCGTTTTGAGGCAATTTTCAAAGATCCGATCAAAGTACTTACCAGTGGAGTAAAAGCCCTGGTAGAGCCTAATCTTTCCGTATATGATACAACGCCTATTGCATACGGTTTACAGCAGATCTATAAAAAACGCTGGATCAGCCGATATTTTCAAGAATGTGGTATCAAAGTATATGCGGATCTCAATGTGTCGGTAAAGTTCAGGGAGTATAACAAAATGGGATTACCAAAGGGGTACAATGCGTTTTTCACTCGTGGTTATGCTGGTCGGCTGGAATATTTGAAAGGAGAGCTTGAAATTGCCAGGGAGGTATCAGGTTTGCAAACTCCGAATTTGCTTGTTTATGGTGGTGGCGATGAGATCAGAGATTTCTGTATAGAAAATAACCTGGTTTACGTCCAGGACTTTATTAACGATAAAAGTTCTAAGAAAGATGGCAAAAACAAGCGGAAGTAACGGAGGATTGCCTAATGGCGATTCTAATTACAAAGGGAAAATAGGGAAACTGGAGCCGTTGGCTACAATCAAAAACCCTAAAGTGTACAAGGCTGTTAAAGAAGGTATCTCACGTTTTCACTCCGTACTGGGAGTAAGGCAGAAAGATATTAAGCTCGGACAGCTTGAATCTGGTGTTGGCGGTGTTCACATTAGCCAGGGAGGAGTTTCTAAACAGGTAGTTCTAAGTAAGTCTATTTTCAATGGAAAGAGTACCACCACTCAAAGCGTGGCTGGCTGGGCTGAGAAAGGATATAAAAGCGGACACCTGACGAAAACCAACAAACCAGTAGCTCATATTGTAACTCACGAGTTGGCACACGCTACATGGAATAACCACCTTACCAATCCAAACGCTAAGGCAGCTACTAAAAGCGTGAACAGCCTTTATAAGAAGTGGAGTAATGATAAAGCGAAGTCTGGCTATGGTAAATATGCTAAGACTAACGTAAATGAGTTCTGGGCTGAGGTGTGTACAAAAGCTGTTCATGGTAAAGCTGATAAGTACACAAAAGCAGCTAAGAATATTATCAAAAAGTACAAATTATAATCATATCTTTGTAGAAGATGCTAAAAAACAGAATATTATGAATAAAATAGAATTAACCGAATTACAGAAAGCTCTTATTCAAAAGCAGCTTAATGAGCAGTACGATCCGTTTATGTCAAGTGAGGCAGAACAGGAGGCTTTTAATGATGTGATAGATAAAGCTGAGGCTTTGGCTGATGAACTGGACGCTGTGGATGATTATATAGATAATTACGATGGCGATATGATAAAGTGGTTCTGGGCTAAGTACCAGGAACAGGAAAAGTAGTAATTAACCAGGTAAAGTTTAATCAGGTGGGGATCCTATCTGATTTTTCTTTATCCAATAGTGGTGTATATATACACCAAAAACAACGAAAAAACAACGAATGGCACAATTTGAGAAAGGAAATACTAAAGGAAACAGATTCTCTTCTGATAACCAACCAGCAAAAAATGGTAGGAAGCCTTCGCTGTATAAACAGCTCAAAAATCTCACTGGTAAGAAGGTGGATTATGAGCTAAGTAAAGAGGATTACTTTAAAACGATCCGTTTCCTCATGGAGAGATCCAAAGGGGAGCTTAATAAGATTATGGCTGATGCGAACAAAGAGGATAGCACCACACCTATTTGGGTGTGCAATATCATTAGTGCTATTTTCTCTGATATTCGCTTTGGTCGTACTTCCACCGTTGAGATGATCTTTGATAGGATCTTTGGAAAATCAACCCAGCCGATAGAGGGTGATATAAATGCGAATGTTTCGGGATCCCTGGAGGCAGACTTATCTAAGCTATCTACTGAGGAGCTGTTAGTGTATCATGGTCTGTTAGAGAAGATCAATGGCAAAAAGTAAGGACATACAAATACCGATAGCCCTTGCAGTTAAAATAGAGCTGTTCAAACGTGGCTGTTTTGACTTCATTACGGTTAAGGATGGTAAGAAGCATGAAAAGCAAGATGAGGCTTTGCGGATCCTTACCGATACTGAACACGTAGAGCTATTGTATGGTGGTGCTGCTGGTGGTGCTAAATCATGGACTGGAGCCGCCTGGCTTCTTTTCATGTGCCTTTGTTATCCTGGATCCAAATGGTTTATAGGTCGTGCCGAACTAAAGCGTATCACTCAATCCACTTTAATCACTTTCTATAAAGTCTGTAACCAGTACGGAGTAGATGATACCCTTTATAAGTATAATGGGCAATACAACTACATAGAGTTTTATAATGGTTCCCGAATAGATTTGCTGGATCTCCAATATAAACCTGGTGATCCTCTTTATGAGCGTTACGGTTCCATTGAGTACACTGGAGGCTGGATAGAAGAAGGTGGAGAGGTGAACTTTGGTGCTTATGATACCTTAAAAACCCGTATAGGTAGGCATTTGAACGCTGAACTGGGATTGAGGCGTAAGCTCTTTATCACTTGTAACCCTAAGAAAAACTGGATGTATGATACATTCTACAAACCAGCTCTCAGAGGTGATCTTGCTGATTATATGTGTTACCTGGCTTGTTTGGTTCAGGAAAACCCGTTTATAGATCCTGACTACATAGAAGGGCTTAGGACTACCAAAGATAAGGTAAAAAAGGAACGCTTACTTAAGGGTAACTGGGAGTATGACGACAACCCGAATGCCCTTTGCTCTCACGATGCTATTGTAGCCATTTTCGGCAACCTTCTGGCTATTACTACAGGATCTTTCTACCTAACAGCCGATATAGCCCGATTCGGTTCCGATTATGCCCGTATTTGTGTCTGGAATGGCTACAAGGTTGTAGATCTCAGGTGCTACCCTGTTAGCAAAACCACCGACATACAAAACTGTATAAGGCATTACCAGAAAAAGTATAGGATCCCGAAATGGAAGTGTATAGCGGATGAAGATGGTGTAGGTGGTGGAGTTGTCGATAATTGCGATATACAAGGCTTTGTGAATAATAGTAGTGCTTTGAATGGTGAGAACTACTGTAACTTACAAACTCAGTGCGGTTATAAGCTGGCTGAGCATATTAACGCTTCTGAGTTTGGCATAGATGAGGATCTGATAAGCGAGGCTGATAGAGAGCAGATAATCCTGGAGCTGGAACAGTTGCAAACATGGAATGCAGATAGCGAAGGAAAATTGAAGCTAAAACCAAAGGATGAAATAAAACTGGATATTAAATGTTCGCCAGACTGGAGAGATGTATTCTTAATGCGCTGCTGGTTTGACTATAACGAGTTTAATATTCCAGATGATATAGAGGCACGATTAGGAGTTAATTATTAATTGATTGAATTATGGGATTACTAAATGTTGTAGATGCTGTAAAAAATGAAGTGAAAGCTGCTGTAGGCTATCAGCAGAATTTTACAAGCCTATTAGGATCTAAAGATATAGCCAGGGCTTTGAGTATGATGCAAGATAGATCTGGATTTGCTCAGAAAGCCCTACTGGAGTACAAGGTAGAAAACCATGAGGTTATGAAACGCCAGGATAAAGCGGTACTGGATAAGAAAGGGAATTTCCTCAGATGGCAAAAACGCTGGAAAATTCCAATTCCCTACCAGGTGTTTATAAATGAGATTGCTTTGGTTTTCCTCTATGGCAGACCTGTTAAGTGGTTACAGCGTAGTAAAAATACAGATTACGCTTTTGAACGGTATAATCAACTGTTAGAGGATCTTCGCTTTAATGCTCATGTGAGAGAGGCTAAGCGTGTGGCTGGTGCTGAGGGTACTTCTGCTATGCTTTACCATGTTTACAAAAATAGAGAAGGGAAACCAGCCGTTTTGCTTAACGTATTATCAAAGCAGAATGGAGATGATATTTTCTTAATCAAAGATCAGTATAAGCGAATGACTGCTTTTGCCTGGGGGTATTATCTTACTGAATCAGGTAATAAAAGCGTGTACCATGTGGATATATATCGGGATGATACAGTTTACTACTGTAAACGGCTAAACATGGGCTGGGAAGTAATGGCTATCCCTAACATGGTAGGAAAGATCCCTGCTATCATCTTTGAACAGGAGCCTGAACACGAGGGTACTCAGCCTATGATTCATCGTGTAGAGAGCCTGGAATCAACCGATGCGGACGTAAACGATAGGTTTGCTAACCCTGCTATGGTTGCTACTGCTGACGTTATTAATAATTTGCCGAAAGCTGAGGAGGAAGCGAAACTCTTTATCCTTAAGAATGGTGGTAAGATCGAATACCTAACCTGGGATCAGGCTTCTGAAAGCAAGAAGAATGAGTATGAGCGTTTAGATAAGCACATTCTTTCTAAATCCTTCACTCCTAATATTGACTTTGACAATATGAAAAGTCTGGGCAATTTGTCGGCTAAGGCTATCAGAAAGATCATGCTTCTTGCAGTCATTAAGGCAGACAAACGAAAGGAAACTCACGATGGTTACATGAATAGAACAGGCAACCTTTTACGTGCTATATTGGGTAATGTTCTGGACTACCAGCATAAGGCAGAATATGAAGCTCTGAAATTAGGGCATGAATTTCAGGAGCCTTTTGGTGAAGATGTAAGCGAAACGCTTTCTGATCTTTCCAAACAGTACAATGATGGAGCTTTGAGCCGACAAACTTATGTAGAGATGAGCTACCTTATCAAAGATGCTAAGGCTGAAATGGAGCGTTTGAAGAAAGAGGAGCTGGAGGCAATAGCCAGACAGAAGGAAATGGAAAAAACAGATGTTTTTGGGGAGGGTGAATAATGGAGGCAAAATTTAACAGAGGTGATATAGTACGGATCCTTTCAAATGAAGTACAACCCCAGTATGTAGGTAGAATAGGTAGGATCAGTAAGGTTTATCCTTCCTACAGTGAAAAGTTGGGTAACAGTTTTGTGTATCGTGTGAATGTTGGAGGTAAGCTGCTCCAGGGTGTTGCTTGTGAACGTGATATTGAATTAACTAATAAATAGAATGGATATGAGAATTAAAGTACAATGGACTGAATTTAACCAAATGGCTTATAGGATAGCTTTAGAAACATACCCAGAGGCAAACCCGAAAGACTTTGAGCACACCTATGAGGGTGAGGTTATTGATAAATACCATACTTTTTGGGGTACTCCTAAGTTTGTAGTTGCTAAGCCTAATGGTGAAATAGTTTCAGTAACAATGACGGATTGTAGAGTATTGGAAACGGAGGTGTGAGCGTGGCAAAGAAAGTAGCTAAACAGGTAAGCCCTTACCACTGTAGGGATTGTGAACATTCATACGACTGGCACGAAAAGGATTGGAAAGGTGATTTATTTATGTGTCGATGTAAGTTTAGCCAGTGGAGTAAGTTTTTGAATAGAGATATATGTGATAAGTTTAAGCTAAAGGAAAAGGATAATGGCTAAAAATATCAATTCTACGCAGTTACAGATAGAACTATTTAAACGTACTGAGGGCTACGCTGCTAATGTACGTGAGATCTATAGAGTTTACATGAATCGACTTATTAACCTGGTAAAAGGTGTTGAATTGGAAGAAGGTAAACCGTTCTCTTTTTCTGGATATGGCTATGGCGATGAGGCTACAGCCATATTTAGGGAAATGTACAGCAGTTTGTACCAGGAGATAAGAAAAGACGTAGAAAATGAATGGATCCTTTCAAACAATAATAATGATGATCTGGTAAAAAGCATCTTCGGAGAAAGTTCTATCAAAAGCAATCTGTTTGCCCGATTCTTTAAAAGGAATAAGGAGGCTATGGATGCTTTCTTTGCGAGAAAAACAGGTAAGGAAGGGCTTAGCCTATCACAAAAGGTATGGAGGTACACAGGGCAATTTAGGGAGGAGCTGGAGAACTGTTTAGATCTGGCTATAGGTGAAGGTACTGGAGCCAACAAACTTGCTTCTAAGATCCAAACATACCTACAGGATCCCGATAGATTCTATAGACGTTTCAGGGTGAAGGCTGGTGAGGATGAAAACGGAAATACCATATATGGGAGGCAGTGGAAACGTAGAGTATATGACAAAGAGAGCCAGGGCTATAAATGGATAGATGATAACCCTAAAAAGTTTCATCCAGGTAGAGGAGTTTATAGATCCTCATACCGAAATGCTCAACGGTTGGCACGTACTGAAACCAATATAGCCTATAGAACAGCCGATTTTGAACGCTGGGAACAATTAGATTTTATCATAGGTTACGAAATAAAGGTATCAAAGAATCATCCTCATTATGATATTTGCGATGAGCTTGCTGGCAAATATCCTAAAACTTTTAAATGGACTGGCTGGCATCCGAATTGTAGATGCTTTATGATCCCTGTTTTAGCTGGTGGAGATGAGATAGCGGAAATGATAGAAAGGATCATGGCTGGCGAGGATCGGGAAATAAGCCAGAAGCAAGAAATTAAAGAGTTTCCTGGCTCTTTCTCCAGGTGGATAAGGGAGAATGAGGATCGAATTAACGAAGCCAAAACAAAAGGTACTCTACCCTATTTTATCAAAGATAATCCAGGTGCTATAAAGAAGATCCTACACCCTTCTAAGTCAAAATAAAAGGCACTATCAGCGTAGATAGTGCCTCTGGGCTATCAATAGATAGCTCTCATCAGCTCTCAACAGATGAAATATTAATCAGGTTGAATAGTTTTAATAGCTTCTTAGCGTTCTTTTCTGACACTTTGCGCTCTATATACCCATCGGTGGTATAAAACCTCACATTACTTATCTTATGCGTTTGTAAATCATGTATTTGCTCTTCCGATAGATCGTATTTGGTTTTCAGAAGGAAATGAGAGATACGGGTACTTCCTACGTTTAAACTCCTATACTCACCTACGGCATCTTCCAGGTTTGCCAGTGTAACTATACTATCATTTTGTAACCGAAACATAAACTGAGCGTTCTTTTCCATTGTGTAGATCTCATCCCCACCATTGAAGCTAACCAAAAGAACATTAATGCCATTAACAGCTCTGACGGAACACGTAAGCCCATCGCTAAGAGTTACATAACTTGTTTCTATCACATGGCTACCAGTGAAAGCATCCTTTTCGTTTTTTACAATCTTCTGAGAGTAAGCGGATCCGCAAATACTCAGAATAGCCAGAAATAAAATAAATCGTTTCATAATATTGCATATTAACAGGTTACTACTCTAAGACTGGCTACCTGTAAACACACAAAAAACGTGGGCTTACTTTGTTGGATCAAGAGGTACGACCAAGCACCCGATAGCCCATAACAAGAGTAATGCCCACGTATAACGCAGGCATTAGCACATTGCTTTTGAGGACTATCTAAAAAATTGGTCGTTTTCTTGATCCCTAAAACAATAGCCAATGCTATATTAGTTGATATTTAATTATCTACTGCAAATATAATGGTATTTGTTATAAAAATGACCTGGTTATGTTATTTATTTGGGTACGCACGAAAAAAGGAAGGCTGTTTAAACCTTCCTTTACCTGGTAAATGATCTCTGAGTGTTAGCCGTTGTACCCATTTTTAATTTGCTGTCTTATCATAAGATCCTGAGCGAATATGCTTAAGATGCAAAGCAGATCCTCGTAGGTTATCTTTCCATCGGTACATAAATTGGCTACAGCCTCATTAGGGATTCTCAGAATAGTTACTAATATTCTTGCTATTGGGATCCCCAAACTTGTAAGCTGCCTAAACTCCATGATACTTACTACTCCACTGCTTTTACATAGTTGCACTATCAGATGTAGCTTTTCTCTATCCTCTTTATCCATTATCATAGAGCGTGCAATATCATCTATAATCTTATTTATTATATTCATAATTAATTATTTACGATTAATGTTTATACCTCTATTCGTCTGTTTTCGCCTAATAAATCCCATACGGATAGTACAAAACTTATTCTGGTACTCCACCTTATCCAGATCCACATTCCAGAGGCTTTCTTTTTTGATACCGATTAGATCCTCTGAAAGATCTTCATAGATAGCTGCCTTTGAGCCAAAATAATAGTGCCTTTTACCGTTGAATGGTTCTTTCAGCTCCACATGAATAACTTTTTGTTCCTTCATATTGTTACCTCCAATTCTTTGCCTGTTAATGCAAAATATAGGTTTTGGAATTGATGGAGTGATTTTAGTTCTAAACTCACTCCATATCCACCTAACCACAATCTGCCATCACTCCATCTATTTACTATAAAAGTATCTCTTTTATATGCCATTCCTACCTTTTCAAAGCCATATTTCAAAAGTAATTCCTCTGTAATGGGGATGGACTTAAGTATTTTTTCATCTTTCCATCCTTCACATTGCCTACACCCACCCAAAACTACTTTCAATCCCATGCCATCAATGGCATAAATGGGATAGAAAGCAGCATCGTTAGAGGTTTTGATCTTTACCAGGTTTCCTATTCTTAATTCTGATACTTCCATGATTTTATCTATCTTTAATTGGCACACCAAGTAAAACGTATTGGGCACATTCTCCCATTAGATAGTCAATAGCCAGAGCAGCAATAGCCCTACCCTGAACTGTTTTAAGCTCCTCCAACTTAGCCTTTGTTATGTCGGTCTGTAGATCTCTCAGGATCTCAATAGACTTTAGATAGCCTTCCTTTACTGGAGCATTCACAAAGCGGTTTATTCTTAGATCCGCTAACCTCTCCTCAATCTTAGAGATAGTTTCTTGTATTTCTTTTTTTGTTCTCATATCTCATTATAATATTTTCTATACGCAAAAGCGTTTATTAGTTCATTAATTTTCACGATCTTAAACGGAGAAATAATTTTTCTTAGATTCCTTGCTACTGAATCTTCTGGTAAATATCCTGTATTGATCTCTACCTCTAAATTGAATTGAATATCAATATCAGCACCATTTATATAATAAGGTGCTTTCTCTTCGCACAAATTAAAGGTAAACAGAACTGTTTCTATATAATTGCAATCACTAAAACTTTCACATGATAATACTTTGATTCTTTTTAAACTGAATGCTCTATTATCGAAAGTCATTTTTATTTCTTTCCCTGTTTTCGTAGAGGAAAAGAAGAATTTCTTTACTCCTTCCATATCCTTTAATCTGAGGCTTTAAAATTGTATATTGGCTTTATTGTATCAATGATCTCCACTGTATCAGTGATAGTGTTCTTTATCTCATCCATAGCCTTGTACGCTTGTGGAGCTTCATCTATAGTAGCAGTACTTACTGACGTTGTGAAAATGCCATTCATGGAGCTTACAAACTCATCCATTGAAAGCGTTTCTTTTGCCTTACTTCTGCTCATAAGCCTACCAGCTCCATGAGGAGCAGAGTAATTCCAATCCTCATTTCCCTTGCCTATGCAAATGAGTGATCCATCACGCATATTAATAGGTATAAGTAGCTTTTCTCCAAGCTCAGCACTTACAGCACCTTTTCTAAGGATCATACGTTTAAAATCAATGTAGTTATGTATGGTTTCAAATCTGCTTTCCTCTTGAAAGCCCATTTCTTTAATGATAATGGAAGCCATCGTTTTACGATTCAGCATAGCAAATCGCTGAACAATTTCCATATCATTCAGGTAGGATCTGAAATAATTGCCAGATAGATGAGCCAGCTCTTTATCTGCTATAGGCTTTTTTAGTTTCTTTATCTCGCTCTCAATATCCTGTACTCTACCTTCTGCTTTTAATTTGCTGATAAGATCCTCTCTTACTTTCTTCATTTCATTGGCACTCTGAAAAGCAAGATCCTGATAGTATTTGCAAACATCTCCACCCAATTTTCTACTACCAGAGTGGATAACAAGGTAATACTTATTATTTTTCTCTGAGTAATCAACCTCTATAAAATGGTTTCCTCCTCCAAGAGATCCGATAGAAAGCAAAGCTCTTTCCAGATCGACCTGTTTAGCGCATATAAGGCTCTCAAAATCAAAAGTTGCTTTTTGCTCTTCGTGAACATTAAAACCATTTGGTATTTTTGTTCGTATTACAGAATCCAGCTTTTCACAATCTATATACCTATCCTTTAGTTCAATAGTAAGCATTCCACAACCTATATCTACTCCTACCAAGTTTGGAGTTACTTTATCTGTAATAGTCATGGTTGTACCAACAGTACAACCTTTGCCAGCGTGAGAATCTGGCATTATCCTAATAATAGAATTTTGATAGGCTTCGTAGTTAGCAAGTCTTTTGATCTGCTCGTAAGCCTCATATTCAAATGTTTCAGCAAAGATCTTTACCTCTTTGCCTGAATTTGTTCTAATCGTTTTCATATCAAAACGTGTTTATTATGTACAAATATAATTTGTTTTATTTAGTATAACAAATAAATTATCGTATTACTTCCTCTTTTTACCAAGTAAAGTAACGTGCCTTTTTAGTTCTGATCGGAGGTACTTGTTATCAGCTCGTAGCTCTTTGATAATGGCATTTCTTTTCTCCAGCTCCTTATTGTACTGTTCACGTTCAAACTGGGCAAAGGTTAGATCTTCACCTCCAGAGGAACAGGTGCAATCTCTAATATCATCGCTCATTACCACCGACCAACAGCCAGGTATCAACACCTTGCCAGCTATCTCATCATATACATAATGGCACTTCATATAACACCTCCAATCTTATCCAAAGCATGAATAGTAGGCTAACGTTAGTACATCGTACTTCACCCTGACTACTGCAAACTGAAAACAGCTATCTGTATTCGGTTGTACATTGGGAACGTCTATGATCTGGTACTTTTCGCCTTCAATACTATACATCTGGATCTCTTCACTGTTTTTAAAATGCTGCTTAAGGCTTTCTATAAGAAGGTTGTAGTAACTCTCATCGAAAGCCTTTATCAGCTTAGTTTTATTTCTTAGGGCAAACCTCATATATCACTCTTCTTCCTTTTTACGACTACCGTATTTGTGTTCAAAATAGCTATCCAGCGTGTTGTACACACAGATAGATATAATAAGAATTATAACGGTAAGCCAAAACCAATTTACTTCCATGTGTTACAATTTAAAAAGGCATTGTTTCTCTGAATACCTGGAGCTTTCCTACTAATAGATAGAAATCTCCATTTGAATAAGTGAACTTAAAACCAGGCTTCCTATTTCGGTAATAGGAAAGTCTGTAAATCCTTCCTAACCTGGGATCCGTTTCAATCTCAAAGTAAAAGCCAGTTTTATCTTTATTGAATGTCCGTTTCATCTTCACCTGGTTTATAAGTATTGAGTTTCAAATTTACCTTTTACGATCAGCCCATGATTGAGCAGCCCAACAAAATAGAGATCTTTATCCTCTATGCCCAGAGAGATCTTAACTTTCTTCATTGCATCCTCTGTAGATAGCCCTGGCATCATTGCTATAGACTGATCCGATGTGATCCGAAACATGAATATCATGGTTTACCTCCTTTCTCCTTTGAATCTTTTTCATTAAGGTAGTTTTCGGTAAACTCTACAATACTTTCTAAAAAGTATTCTTCGGCATTATCCGAAATAAGACAAGCTGCTTTATTCGGAGTTGTATCAAAATCTACATATCCATTATTGACTACAAACACCGCATACTGACCTCCCTTTAAGATATGCCAAATAGCTTTCACTTTCTCTTTAAATCGTTTCATTTCTTTCTTGTTTTACGTTAAATCGTTCCTAAATCAAACTCTGAATATCTCTTGTTTATTTCTTGGCGCATCCATTCAAGGGTGGCACAATAATCATTAAATCGAGGTGAATTTTCTTCCGGTACATAATCTTCCAGTCTTTTAATCATATCCCGGAGTACCCATGCACGTTTTTTGGTTAGTCTTATTCTTCTACCAATGATACCTTTTTGGCTCATTTGGTACAGCCCTTCTCCAAGTGAAAGATATTCTTTACCTTCAATCGTTTTACTCATAATTTACACGTATTTCATATAACTATTTATCAGGAGTTGTTTATCAGATTGTGGCGTAACAATTAACTTTTTATCGTTAAATAATAGGATTACATTAATATTGTATTTCACACAAAAATCATAACTTTCGGAAACTGCTTTATCAATAGTAGAACATGCTAAAGCTTCTACTCTTATAATATCATCCATTATTCTAATATTTTTCATAATAATTCATTACTTTATTTATTTAAGTTGTTTTTGTTTCTCTACAAATTGCTCGTAGGATAATCTGAGTTTATTTCTCTTACCAATACCGCATAATCCTTCGTTTTCTAAATATTGGTTGTATCTTGCCTTCAACTCCATGTTTGAACTCTTCTTTTTTATTAACTGCTTCACCTTGTTAATATTTATTTTTATAATTGCTACACATAAGTAATCACATAGGGAATAGTATCGCTGATCTCAACCAACTTATTTCCATCTTTATCCTTTGCCAAAAAAGTTCCAGGAAAATATGTACCAGAGCCATCTTCATATCCAGAAACACGCTCTATACTGGCTATTACCTTTGTACCACCACTTTTCCCCAGCCCTACTTGGTAGGTAGTAGCCATTCCATTAATCACTATTGTTATTGCACTAATTTTATCCATGTTCTTTATAATTTATGTTTTCCAATTCATTTTTAGACCAGATAGGGGTATAATCCTTTAGGCAATCCTGAAAACAGTAGGTTGCATTTGAATTAGGATTAGGTACATACCTGGGTGTATCATCCCTGGATAACTCAGTAGGATGCTTCCAGAACAAACACCCAGCACTTGTAAGGAAAGCAATGGGATAAATAGGCTCAATGCTCCTAACGCTCAAATTCGGGATAGGAAAAGCCACATTATAATCCTGCCCACCTTTTCCATAATCATACAGGTAACACCAATTTCTTTCTATTTCCACCCTGCCAGTAGCCTTTTGGGTGTACCCCATACTGTTTGTATAGGTTATCTCTACATACTGGTGATTAAAGGCTATTGCCTGTAGCACCGAAAACACTTTCTCTATTATCATATTCACCTCCTTAAAATAAATTCAGTTGAACTCCCTGGTGAGTTTGCAGTGTTCTTTCATACACTGGGCACTGGTTCCGATAATTACAGGATCCAGCCTTAGCTTCATTGAAACGGGTAGCCCATAGTTCAGAGAACTGTTCAGGATCCAACTGGTTAGCCTCCCTTTCCTGAGAGAGATAATTTACCAGGTGCATACAGAAAAAGCTGTTCTCTTTTCCTCCGTTCTCAAATGTATGTATGCTATCTCCTTTCATTTTAGATCGAATAGTTTTGCTATCATAGGTTTATCAATGAATCCAAAACGAGTACCAGAACAGAATTGCTTTTCTAAGCCGAAATACAATTTATCCCCATGACACGTTTTGCCATATAAAGAGATCTGTTCTATCTGTTTATCGGTGATAGGCACTAATGGCATCCTGTATAGGCTCTGCATATAGCCATCATATAGGATCCAATCGCCATGTATTTTTACCCAGCCATTTTTACCTAACCAGGTATCAGGATTCTTGCTTACGATTGTATCTCCATCCTTTAGGGGTATTATGTGAGCAGCTACCAGAGCATCCGCTATCTGATTATGAAGCATATTAGCAATATCTCCATTGAGAGCATAATATTCGCCATCTGGAGATAGCCAGCCAGCAGACCAGCCCTTAGTTATATCTACTGGCTTTATTCCATCATTCAGCGTTTCTTTGATATTCATTTCGTTTTTAATGAAGCTATCCACCATTTTCATCTGGATAGTATTTTTGCGAATAAATTGCTCTACTTCGCTATCTCCATATATTAGCTCCATTAGTCGAGTACTTAATCCTCTAACTTCAACAGGTAAAAGTTTGTACCCGTCTGGGATATATCCAGGGTAGGCTTTATATAGCCAATCTATTACAGATAAGGTTTTAAAGCACTCACCTAAAAAGTTTTTGATACCTACTACGATCCCTTTAACATTACTAATAATATCATCATCTATTTCTATTAGATTATCGGCATCGCCATCATAGAAATACTTAACCAGGTGATCGTACTTAACAGTTATATCAAACCGACCACTATTTTTTATTATGGTGTTTTTAAAGTGAAGTAGTGCACTATCCCATTCCCTTCCTATACGTTTCATTTTAAGCAGTTCGTTTTCTGCCCATTCCTCAATATCTAACATGGGAAATTCTTTTTTCATTTCTGGCGTGTACTGAATAGCATTGAGAGAAACTTTATCCTCATTGGTAATCAGAATTAGTTTGCCTATAAGAATATCTAAGGCTATTTCTGTTGGGCATCCAACCAGAGAGCCTTTAATCGCTTCTACTGCTTTTGTGGGATTTAGAGAATAGAGTAAATGTTCCCTGGCTATATTAACAATTAGTTGCCCAGCGTTCTCACCTAAAGTAAAATGAACCTTTCTTGTTTTCATATCCTGTTATTGTTTGGTATTGCATTCATTCCAACGCCTGGCTATTTCTTCACCAAGTTTCTTAGCATCCTCAAATGTGGCTTTAAAATCCACATAGAGATCTTTAGAATGGAGCTGGATCTTAGCTATTGGAAAATTCCAATTATTTCCAGGCTCTTTTATGCAAAGCTCTACACGTCCATGTTTATCACTGGGCACGCATAGCATTTCTACTCTCTGAGTATCAAAGCTACCCTCTACAAAATCAAATTTCGGTGTTATTATCATTGCTATAAATTGAATACTCGTTTATATAATTCAAAGTGTCTTTCCTCAAAGGGAATATCCTCAGTATGCCTAACAGCTCTTTGTAGCCATTCCCGATAACATTTAGGGCAATACCAGCGATTAAGCACAGCTATGTAATAGCCATTCGTATCTGAATCTCCACAGTAATCACAGATACCTACAGATCCGTATTCTGCCAGCTTTTCTATGATCTCAATTCTGGGTACTTCGATAACCTTAAAGCCCTTACTGTTTTCTACTATCTTTGCCATAATTCAATCTATTGCCTCTGGAATGTTATTATAATCCTCTGGATTGGCTGGGTGTTCTGTTACCCAGCCAATCCCTACCCAGTGCTTTACTTGCTTCTCGTGGATAACACGATAGCCAGAGTTTATAACTTCCAGTGGTGGGTTTACACTCATTTTTATTGCGCTCAGATCTGATACTTTTACCTTCATTTCTTAGCCTTCTTTCTTGCTTTGTGAACTCCATTAGTATAATTACGCTCTACCTTTCGGAGATCGTTATACTTTGCCTGAGCTGACGTTTCTAAGACACGTGGAGCATTACCCACCCATTCAGCATTAACACCACTTTCGGCTAACGCTTGTTTTATTGCATCTTTTAAAATTCCCATATTAATAACTGTTATTGGTTAATACAAATTTGTACAGGTATAAGCAACTCTGTAGTACAACCTTTTGGAAAACATTCTTTTATAGCTTCTTTTATCTCTTTGGAGTTTGGGACACTGTTACGTTTCCCAAACTCAATTTTACCCAGACGCTTACCGTCTTTCAGAACTATATAGGTATATTCGTACATAGCTATCCCTCCTGATTATTATTACTTGTTAGAGTTCCAATGATATATTTTTTATCTTCACTCCAAAGCTCTAAATCCATTTCTATAGTAAGTCTTACGATCATATTTTCTCCTAACAGGTCTATGGCTTCTGATCTCATAGATTTATCATTGACCTCACGTGATTTCATTAGTAAGAACTTAGTTACTTTCAACATACTTCTATCTATCAACTTAGCGCAAAATTTACTGTCCTCAGTAAGTTTATAGAAGTATGCAAGTAGCTTACTGTCTTTGTGCTTCTTGTAATCCTCACAAAATTCGTCCTTATCCATATCTCCAGCATTCATATACATATCCTCTACTCTTTGGTATTGCTCATTTGTGAGTTCAATGCCAGTACGCTGTTCAAATTCAATCTTTTGCATAATCCGATATTTTTAGTGCTGTCTCTTATACACATCTCCGAGCCCACGAGACGCGTAGTAATCTCGT